ATCCGGGAGTAAGATAGCAATTAACCATCGCTGCTTGAACGCTTGGAGTGTCAACCGCATCGCCTGAGCATGTGAATTCGCAATCATGAAATAAGTTGCTTGCGCCTGTTCCTTGGATACAAGTAGGGCCACCACCTGCACCGAACTGAGTATTATAGGCAAAGACTGAACCGTTGTTATTTGTGATCACACCGACATTATTGCAATCGTAGATTCTTAAGTTGGCTGTGTTATCGAAACCCATTCCTTGAGGAAAAGAACAGAAATTAAAAGTAGCCATCCCACCAGTCATATTTATTCCGGCAACACCTGAACTTCCGTAGAATATGCAATTTACAAACTGATTATAATTGAAGTCTGAAGTTAAGACATATCCCGTACTAGCTGCATTATCTAAGACGCATTGAAACATATTAAATATGTTTATAGATCCTGAGTTAGTAAATAAATCTAGTGCTGAATCGGGATTAACAAAATAAAGACCTTGAGCGCGGAATAAGTTAGCTGCACCTAGAGTATGGTTACCTAAAATCGTAGCGTAAAGGGGAACCGCTCCGGGCTGTCCATACATTGCATCGCCACGAAGAAAGATACCGGGAGGAATCGTTAAGTCTTCTGGGTATGTTCCGAATCTTACATAAACCATTTTCTGAACTGAAAGACTCGCACCATCTAAAACGGCTGCGTCGATAGCTTCTTGAATAGTTTGATAAGTACCTTTTAGACCGGGTACGACTGACGCATCTACTACGTAAGGAGTCCACCAAGTATTATTAGCATAGACCACGTCGCCGGTTGAAGTGTCTACGTCCATCACTGGCGTATTGCTTGCACCTGCTTCTTGACCTACAAACGCGAAAGAGTCTCCATTCAGAGGAGGGCCAGAATCTCCGGAAATTGTGATATTTCCCCCACCGCCTCCGCCTGCTCCGATTCTGTCTAAGTTACCCGTGATAGGGTTATATGCCCATTCTGCCATGATAAGACCTCTAATTTATTCCTGTTAAAACCCGTTTATTAAGCCCTTAACTGAAATAAGTAGCTCGATCATTCCATACGTAGGTGAACTGTGGCCCGTCATCGGGTTGCTGCTTTCTAACGATCGCTTGTCCGTCGTAAGTGATCTTCTGAATGTACCATATAGCTAAAGCAGGATCACCATTCGGGAACGGGGTATATCCGATATAAATCGGGTTATTGTCGCCGTTGTTTTCGAAACGGCCTTCCATCAGATCGCCTTGATCGAAGTAATTCGAAAATAGCTCTATCTGAGAAAAAACATTTACAGGGGGAGAACTCATGAATTTTCTTCCTTTTTAACATCTAGTTGTTGTATCTTGTTTTGCCTTGAATCTAAACCTTCTTGGCTTTTTTCAATAAGAAATTCTTTACTTTGTGTCGTTAAATTTATAAGCATCTGCTCGATCCTATCCATGCGGTTTCTAACATCTTCAACGACGCCTTGCAAGCAAATATGACGGTGAAGCAAATTGTTTTGCTCCATAGTCAATTTTTTAGGAAAGCAATCTTTGATTAGCTTAGGTTGCGGACAGTCGGTAAGTTGCCACCATGTCTCAGTATAGAAAGGGCATTCCTTATCGCATTTGCAAAATCCTGACTTGACGAAGGCGCAATTTTCACCGCAATTCGTATGATCCAATTAAGCCCCCACCAATTTATTTTTCGTGCAAAGAATACCTACGTTAGCAAGCGGACGCCATGAGTTACCGTGATTATGTCCTTGCGTGGCTCCTGCCGGATTTGTGCTTGTCTGATTGTTAGATCCAAGACCTCCGGTTTGTCCTGTGTTCTGATTGTTACCGGTGTTCCTGTTGGTGCTTCCAATTTTAGAGGATAAGTTACCGTCAATATCTGACTTCCATACTTTGATAATATGTGAGTGCGCCGGAATCTGCTCGATCGTCAAAGTTGCGTTTGATTGCTGCCAGTCGCCCGTTTGATTAGGAGCATTGACACCGTTATATTTATTCGTTGAGTCCGAGCAAGCAAGCACTCTGTTTCCTGTACCTGCAATGATCGACCATCCTAGCGGAGCTGCTGCCTGATAAAACCAAGCGTTTGTGCCGTTAAGGAATCCTAGATATTGAGGGGGCATAATGTAGTTGTCATATCCACCGCCATTCACACGACCGATTAAAAGAACATCGGAAGCGACCAATTGCCCGGGTAGCATCGTAAATTCACCAAGCCGAAGATTACCAATTTGACCGGCAGGAATCTTACGATCGTTCAACCCTTGACGAATCAAAAGCAAGTCATTATCCGGATCAACCGGGCCGGCTGGATCTAGTAACGGTATGGTGATAGGGGGAAGTGACATCTTTTACCTCTTAAGTTGGGATAACGCTTGAAGTTCCGGTAACGACTACGTTTGCGCCTCCGGTGATCGGTTGATTACCTGAAGTTGTTCCCACTCCTAAAGCTAATCCACTCGATTGAACCGAACCGGCTGCAAATTGAGGAGCTACCCCGGCAAGCTTGATTCCAGTTGCTTGATAATATTTCGTTGGATCTGCAAGGTCTACGGCTTTAATTGTAATCAAGGCATTTGGAGTCGTGAATAATCCGGCGCCGGCTGCTCCGGTCGTGACTGTCTGCGATTGCTGTTGATCTAGCCATAAAATCCAGTCATAAACCGTCCTTTGAAACCAGTTCCACCACTGACGGTTAGGCTTCTCACCTAGAAACCATCCATCGGTTTTCTTTTCAAGAGGTGGCTCGACAACGTTAAATTGTTGGCTGATCGGATCTTGTACGTCATTGCTTGCCCACTGAGGGTAAACGCTTGGTTTACTGACCATCTTTAAAATCTCCTTGCTGGCGAATTACCGCCCTTTTGAATTAGTTCGCTAAGCTGACCGGCAGTTTCTAGAGGAAAATCAAGCTCGTCAAGTCCGCCATTAGGCCCATTACTTTCAACGGCCCCGGCTGATACATAAAGCACCGGAGTTCCCGGGTAAATATCCATCTGCAATTCTCTTTCTTCGAATGGATCATTGACATTTGCATTCACCGCTAAAGGTTGATCTGTTAAATCTCCTCCAAGCTCAAAAGAAATAGGCACGTTGTAAGTCGCCACGATCGGAGCGTAATTCACTCCTGCCGGTGAAACTTGAAAGATACCGTCATTTAATTCGTTAGGGGGATTCGCGAATTTTAATCCATTCGTTTCAAGTTGAAAAGCTGCGATTCCAATATCGTGATAATTGGTGTGTGTTGCCTGCGTTAAGAAAGCTAAAACCGCCATCACTTCTTCGGGCGTTCCACTAGTTGTATTGATAAAGATTTGAAATTGCAATCTCTCTCGGTAATCTTCGTCCGATTCGTTTAACTTTCTTGGGAGTCCTAGGATCACGCCTAATTCATCGAGTTGAGCACCTATGGAAGTAGATAGCCACCTCTCGGTTTTAAGCGCCCATTTCGTATCTTCAAGAAATTGCATAGGGGTAACAATCACCTTGATTAGCTTTTGCAAATTCGTCAGTTCACCGTTAGGCTTTTGGCCTCTGAACTGAGAGACTAGCAAAGCTAAAGCCCTCTGAAATTGGTCTGTGATTTGAACCATATCTTAAATGCTCACGTTAATTCGGCTTAGATCCCATTCTGAAATTTCAGTCTCACCAATGCTTATGTCTGTTGAGACGTAAGACGGAGTAGTTGAAAGATTCAGAGTCCTTGCAAGTTGAACAGTAGCCGAAGCAATTCCCGGAACAGTGAAGCACACGGCTTGAATTCTTTGAATAATCACATCAATTCCAATTCCAAGAGTATTTCCGTAAGCTAAGATCGCTTGTGATACTAGCTCTTGTCCGTTGGCTGGGAACGTCTCTTGAGGATTTAGAGTCAATGACACAAGTACCCAAATATAAACCGGTGTAGCCCTTGTAAAGTCTATTCCTTGAGGGTTTCCCTGACTGTCTGTAATAACCACGTGCGTATTACCAAAAGTTTGAATCCCGGCCGGCTTTAACTGCCAAATTTTAAGCGCAACGTCTGCGTCTGTTCCGCCTTCGACAACTGCCTCAAAAGATTTAGGAGGTCGACCGCCTGATTCGCTATAGGTTGGCTGGCTTGCTCCACCTGAAACGTTGAAGTCAATTTCAATCTCTTGACCGTCATTCATTTCAATTGTTAGCTCTCTGTTTCCTGTTCCTCCAACCGATACCGCCTTAATCTGAGGTTGAGATAAAATAAGAGCTGCAAGATCATTCATGACCTGTAAACTTGAGGAGACATAAGAGACAGAGCCAATATTTGAGCCTTCAAGATCAACTTGAACGGTGTTACCTGTCACGAAGTCAATTGAAAATACGATAGAGATCGGATCTTGCGTCATTGTTACGTTTTCAAAAACGGTAACCGAAGTAACTCCGGGAACCTCTTGAAGTAACCTAGATCTGATCGCTTCAACGGTTGCAGCGCCTTGGCTATGCAAAGATTGAGCGCGTCTAATTCTTAACTCGGCATCTGTTTCTTGATTGCGTCCTGTATTACCTGCTTGAGGATTCGTTAAGCTTGTCCATCCTGCAATAGGCGTTACAATTTCAGTTAAGCTATTTGCAGGTGCAGCAATCGGCCCGTAATTCTGAGCAAGAAAAGGAATAGGGGAGCTTGTCGAAGTGATAAGAAGATTTGTTCCTACCGTAATCGCATAAGGCAAATTCGAGTTTCTAGCTGCGATAGTGAAAGTATTTCCACTAGCGTAAGTGCTAGAAGCAATTGTCGAATTCGCATTGATATTCGCTGAAAGATATTGTGCAACCGTATTAGCGTTAGTGTTACTGAAAACAACTGAGGCCGTAGGCGCGCCACCTCCTGAAACGTTGGGAGCGCTCACAATAATTTGTTTTCCCAAAACGGGAACTAATCTAACGCCGTTGGTTATCGGTGTCGCACTAAAGATTGAATCTGAGAAGTTAGCAATTAGGACGTTTGCTAGGTCTGTTAAAGTTTGAGCATTAGAAGTATTAAAAGGCACAGTAGGGGAGTTAACACCATTAATTCTAACTGAAATAGTATTACCCGAAACTAAGTTTCCACTGAACATTATTGCAGGAATACTATAAACGAATTGGTTTCCACTAAGCAAAACTGTATATTGTTGCGCTGCTGCTGCCGAAACTGTCACCGTATTAGCAAGGGCTGAGCCATTGGAAATAATCGCGTTGGCAGTTGAAAAGAAAATCTCCGGAGAGTCTGAAAGCCGTGCCAAGCTTCCGGCTGGGATCAATGTTCCCGGCGTTCCCGTTGCTGATCCGATCACCGAAGTTCTTAGCGCAGCTAGTCGAGTAAGGCCGTTAAGCTGTACGACGTTATCAAGTGAGATCCCGGAAGCTGAATTAGGGTACTGACTGAAATAAACGTCCTGTAGATTTTCCCAATCGTCTGCTAAAACTTTAGAAAAAATTCCGATAATCTGTCCCGTTACCGATTGCGCATCGAGATTAATATCGCCGAACTCTGCAATAAAAAGGTCTTCAAGCTCATCCTTGATATCAGGGAGTCGCATTGCATTGAATCCTTGTGGCGTTACGCCGAAAACGGGTGTTGTCATACTGGCAATTCCAATTCTTTTAAGAGTTCTTCACCTGAGATCGAACGCGCTCCGAACTTAACGGATAAGATTCGTCGTCTCTTCTCGAAATCAGCTTCGAAGCTAATCAATTCGACTATGCCCCGGGTCTGTACAATCTCGGTTTTCAATATACTCTCTATTTGAATTTGATTCGGGTTTTTTCTGAAAAATTCTTCATAGTAGGGTATACCTTGCGTAATATCTAGATACCATTCTCCGAGGACAAAACGCAACCTAATAGCTAAATTTTGCATTATTTGTTTTGTGTCATCGACTAAGTCAAAGTCGAACTCCTGAAACACAAGATCATTAGTGATTGGATCGAGAGCAAAATCAATCATGTGATTGTACCTTTTATGGTGTCTAACTGAATCTTTAGAGCTGCTGCCGTAGCTGCGTCAACTAAAGGGCCGGTAAATGGAACGGCAGGAACGGCGACACCTACCGGATTAGCAATAAATCCTAGGATCTGGGAAACCACGTCAAGTAATTCGACTAGGGGATTACCTATCGCAACTTTACTCGCTGTTTTAATTTGAATATCACCATTTGGTTTAATAGTGATAGTACTTCCACCAAAACTAATTATATAATCAGTATTATTATTATTAGGATAGGTTTGAGTAAAGGGCATTAAACCGGGGATAGCGATAGCATCCGAAAGGTCGAATTTCCTAGGGTCTGTCGGGGTAACCTGACCACCAACCGAAAGCCATAGATCGATTGATCTTTCAACGAAAATCAAAAGAACGTAGTCGCCTTTGTTGACCGGGAACACAATATTATTTGGGAACATAATCGGCACGCTTTCAAGAATTGGCATAGGAACTTCACCGGAAGTAAAGTTCTTATTCAATGCCGGTTGAATGGTAGCCTTGTTATTCGTCGCATCGTATGAAACAACGATCCCGGGCAAGGAAGTATGAACGTTGCAGAGCATCGCATTGACTGAGTCGCGGAAAATATCAGTAGGGGAAGTCATACGGCGATCACCTCTAATAAGGATTCGAATTGAGGGCCGAAGTTATCTCCTTCATGCCTGATAGAAATCACATAGAAAATCCCGTCAATATCAACGCGACTTGAACGAAGTCTTATCCGATCACCGGGTAAAATATCCGGTCTGAGCAAAGTTCGGACTTTCCATCCGGGCTTAGGCGCTCCGCCGTTCTTTGGTAAGGCTCGATAAAGGAATTGTCTTCGATCTGTGTAACGCTGAGGAATTCCAATCATGCCCGTGTTAGCGTTTATCTCCACGGGAGGCTTTGCAGAGCCTACGCCTTGAAGCAAAATCACAAGGTTATTATTCTGCACGCTCCAAACTAAACCTAAAGCTTTACACGCCTTATCAAGTCCGTCTTTTGCTATTCCTGAAAATTGGTGACCTAGAGCATAAACCAGATTATCCGTGACTGAGAACTCGGCTATATTCAATCCTAAAACACCTGCGTAATATTCGATCACCTGTCTAACGGGAGTATTTTCACCGAAAGAAGCCTTAGCCAAGATCAAATTTAAGCTCTTTTCTCCATCTCCGCAGTCTAAAACCGTGATAACTTCCGGCTCGGCGAATACATGGCTAACAAGGGAAGTGTTCCCACGAAAGAGAACTTGCGCCCCTGTTTCTAATCGATAGCCTGCATTCAAAGTGACTTCATCACCATAGGAGTTCAAGAGGTTTCGCTTGCTTTCGCTGATATTATAGATTCGAATATTGGCCGTGTTGGTCGACCATGATTCACTTTTAAAGACAGAGAAAGCGACGCGAAGATTCGAAATTTCCATCGTTCCCCGGTATTCAGTCGAGGGGGGAGGGGAGGCGAGCAGAATCTTTGCATTAATGACTCTATCAAATTGCATTCGCTGCCTCCACTTCTAAGGCGATCGCTTCTAATTCGCCTTCGGAGTAATAGACTAGCTCGAACTTTTGTGCCATGTCAAAACGACCTATGACATCATTTCCACCGACGATATTTTGACAAACTATCTCGCCCGTAGGCTTACCCAATACAGTAAAAGCAGCAAGCAAAGGATAGGAAGGGACAATTTTGATTCCATAGATTATCGGTATCTCATCACGGTTAAAAATATCCATGACCCAAAACTCATTAAGCGCATTCCAAGTGAATTCTAGAACGAAGATCACTCCGTCTAACTCAATTTGCTCTTTCCAGTTTGAAGGCTCTTTGAATGGTATGATCTGCATTATAAAGCTCCTAACAAGGCAGCTTGCGCCCTGATTCTAGGTAATATGATCGCA